AGACGTCGACAAACACTTTGGTTAAGCAAAAAAGAAGAAGACCTAACCCGGTTGTTGAATCAATGGAATGACTTGCAAAAATTAGATATTGCAGTTGAAATTCAAGCACATCAAGATCACAAGGAGTGGGATCAACGTCGCAAAGACATCAATGAATTGTCGACTCAGATCAGTCGCGTCAAAATGGACATTGGTCGAGAAGAAAAGGCAGTGGCCAAGTTGTCGAAGGAAATTGAAACTCTTGCAAATCACGAATGTCATACCTGTGGACAGGCCTTTCACGATGAGAAACATCAACAGGTATTGGATTCAAAACAGGCCGAACTGTTGACTGCGCAAAACAACAAGCAAGAGTTTGCCGATCTGCTGTCAGAATTGCAAGCTGCACACGATTCGCTGGGACCATTGGGCAAGCCGCCCACTGTGTTTTACGACCGTGAGTCAGATGCTATACAACATCAATCCACAGTGGCCAACTTGGAACAGCAGATTGCCACTAAGCAGGAAGAAACAGATCCGTATGGTGAGCAGATTGCTGACATGCAACAGCAGGCCTTGAAAGAAATCACCTACGACGCCTTGAACGAACTCACTAGATTGCAAGAGCACCAAGACTTCCTGCTCAAGCTGTTGACCAGTAAAGATTCGTTTATTCGTAAAAAGATCATTGAACAGAATCTCAGCTATCTCAATGCTAGACTCACGCACTATTTGGATCGTGTGGGCTTGCCGCACACAGTGGTATTCCAAAATGATTTGACAGTGAGTATTGAGGAACTGGGTCGTGAATTGGACTTTGACAACTTGAGTCGTGGTGAACGTAATAGATTGATTCTTTCTATGAGCTGGGCGTTCCGTGATGTGTTTGAAAGTTTATATCAGCCAATCAACCTGTTGTTTATTGATGAAATGATTGACAACGGTCTCGACACAGCCGGCGTAGAAAATGCATTGGCCTTGCTGAAACAAATGAGTCGAGAACGACACAAGAGTATTTGGTTGGTCAGTCACAGAGATGAACTGTCCGGGCGTGTGGAGAACATTCTTAAGGTTGTCAAAGAAGGTGGCTTCACCAGCTACAACACCGATGTAGAAATTATATGACGCTGGCAACTTGGCACTTTCACATTGAGATCTCTAGCAAGTGCACCTTGCGCTGTCCTCGCTGTGCCCGGCAAGAAGTACCGGACAGTTTGGTCAACACCGAATTAGATTTAGGGTTTTTTAAACGTAATTTTACTTCAGAATTTGTTCAAGCCAACGTGGAGAAAATTACATTTTGTGGTGATGATGGTGATCCTATCTATGCACACGATTTGATTGCAGTGATTGATTATATCAAAAGCATCAAGCCGGTAGAGATTGTGATTGTGACCAACGGTAGTCACAAAAAGACCGATTGGTGGACCCAGCTGGGTCAGCTGTTAACTGCTCGTGACACGGTGCATTTCAGCATCGATGGGTATGACAATGCCAGCAACAACCTGTATCGAATAAACAGCGACTATGACAGCATTGTGGCTGGCCTGCAAACACTAAGAGCCACAAGTGATTGCCAGATTGTCTGGGCTGCTATTGCATTCCGGTTCAACGAAGATTATTTGGATCGCATGCAGCAGTTTGCTCAACAGCTGGGTGTTGATCGATTTCAACTGACCAAGAGCACAAAGTTCGGCAGTGTATATCCTAGCTATGGTGCAAATGATCCGTTACAGCCCAGCATAAAATTTGTCAGCGGCAGTCACCGATTTGAACGTGAAGTTGTAGATTTTTCCGTCCGAGTCAATCCAATACCGCCAGTCAATGTAAAACTGTATCACAAGGCCGTAATACAAAATGGAGTCAAACCGTTGTGTGCTATCGGCAACAAAGGCTTGTATATTGATGCACAAGGTCGACTATTTCCGTGTTGTTGGGTAGCCAATCGATACAGTCACAATTCAGCATGGATAACCATGGCTGACAAATTTGACCTGAATCGCCGCACATTGAGCGATGTTGTCGCTGATAATTTTTGGCAGTCAACATTTCAAACTTTCAAGTGGCAAGAATGCCAAACAAAGTGTGCAGCCGCCAGGGTAGATGAAAAATATGCAACTGAGTGGTAAAATGATAACTACTAATCCATGGTATGGTTGTACGAAAACACTCAAATCGAAACGTTACCCGAAGACTGTGTTGGTTTTGTTTATTTGATCACAAATAACAAGACCGGCAGGCGATATATTGGAAAAAAATTAGCAAAGTTTAGTAAAACCTCATACAAAGTAGTAAAATTAAAGAACGGCAACAAAAAGAAAAAGCGTATTAGAAGTAAAATAGACTCAGACTGGCAACTATACTATGGATCAAACACAGAACTCAACAAAGACATTGAACGTTTAGGCGCAGAAAACTTCACCAGAGAAATATTATTTTATTGTCGATCAAAGGCAGAATGCAGTTATATCGAAGCTAGAGAACAATTCCGACATCAAGTATTAGAATCAGACGACTACTACAACGGGCAAATAGTTTGCCGCATACACGGTAGTCACATCAAAAACAAAATTTAAAACTTAGATAGGCAGCTTTACCGACACTGTGCTGAGTGACGTGGCTCAGCCCCATTGAGGATATGTGAGATACCATATTCAGACTTGGGCGTCAAAGGCAATTGCTAACTTAAGGCAACAAATGGTTTGGGCTCTGCGGAAAAAGATGCAACCCATGCTCATAGGACTTGGATTTATTATCGGGTCACTAGGGTTCCGTTGATATGTGAAGCTTGAGTAGGGGGTACCGGTCAACCGCCTCCGTGTGTGCAAACACAATCTCATTATAATAAATGGCAGCTACACTCAGATAATGTAGGAGTCAGTTCACCGTGCATACGGTGAATTGTGACCGCGTAATCTAGATAATGCTAAAGAAAGAAAAAGATGTCTGAGCTTTAGCGAAAGACATAGATCTCTTAGAGATCTCAAATACTAAATAGAAGTGTAGTTCGCGATACGGGAATATCCAACTACTCTAACAGTTTATAAGGAACTATCAGCTATGAGTATTTACAACAAACTCAACACTCCAAATGGATTCTACATCTATGCTTATTTGCGTGACAACGGAACACCATATTACATAGGCAAGGGTAAAGGCAATCGTGCTTGGATACAGCATTCTAATAGAGGTAAAGGAGCTCATACTCCTAAAGACCTATCAAAAATTTATATTTGCGAATCTAATTTAACAGAACTTGGTGCGTTTGCTTTAGAATGCAGATACATTCGTTGGTGGGGTCGTAAAGATCTTGGAACTGGTGTATTACAAAATATGTCAGATGGTGGACAAGGTACAGTTAACACAATAAGAACATGCTCAGAAGAAACTAAACAGAAAATTGGATCCGCTAACAAAGGTCGTCCACAAAGCCTTGAAACTAGACTCAAACGATCGTTATCATTAAAAGGTAAGCCTGTTAGCGAAGCTAGTAATGAAAAACGCAGAGCTAAAATGAAAGGCCGTAAGACAGGTCCACAGAGTCCAGAACGAAAGGCAAAAAGTTTAGCCGCCTTGCAAAAAGCAAAAGAGGCTAAACTATTAAAACTGGTCCGGCCAGTCTCTCCACAAGGCGTGTTGGATGTCTCCGGCAACGAATTGATTGAAGCTACGGTGCTTTTGTTCTAGCTCACCTTCAAGCGGTGCTACTCGTTTAAAAGCATCGTCCATTTGTGCCATATTCTCAAATTCCATTATGATGAGCCATTCCGGCATGTCGGCAATGCTGCGGAATCCCATTTTACATCTAGTGATTCTATAACTTTCCATCTTGCCTTCTGAGATCAGATGATCAAAGAAACTCTTCATGCCATTGACCCAATCAAGGTCTGAAATGTCACCTTCTTTGTTTGCCCAAATTGTATATAAGTCTGCCATAATTTACTCCAGTGGTCCTAGTATTTCAAATCCATCTATTTGGGATTTGTATAAATGCGCTTGCTCAAGGTACAGGTATCGAAATCCACGATCCTTGTAGATAGCACATTCAGCTTTCATTGTTTCAATGCCCAACCGCAGTCGAGGATTGTTATAGTTCCATGCAAATTGATCGCACAGAGCATTGTGGTTGTCGTAACGCTTGATTAGACTAAACGCCGCCAACCGGTCGCCATCGTAATATCCTATCACATCGGTCATAGGATCGGTGTATCGACAGTCAAAGATCGGCATGACCGATGCAAAATGTTTGTATTTGCAATAGTCTCTGTAGATGTTGTTCAACTGCGTTATGTCAGGGTCCAGCAGATACTGCCACTTTACATTTACCGTGTAGTTTGTTTTGCTCAAATCAATTCTGGCAAATTGGTACGTCATAGTCTAGGATCCTGTCGGTGTTGAAACAATGCTTGTAGGTAGTCTTCGGGCCAACTGTCGTAGAATCCTTTTGCGGCCATTAGTCGTGCTTTGGCGTTCAAATCACTGAGACTTTGCACCAGGGCCAAGGCATAGGTTCCTTGATTCATGCACACGCCATTG